GATGTAGTTATCGGTGCTTTGTATTTCTAAACTGGGATTGAATAATGTCAATATTTGCTCCCACAGCTGAAATTTTTGATTGGTGTTTGAAGTCCAAATGTCTAAATTGATTGTTAGTTCATAAGGAACTGGCATTAATCGTTCAATGTTAAATGCATTGCCTTGAGTAGTTTCATAACTTTGTGTGTCGGGATCCCAGGTGCGTTGGCGAACGGCCATATTATCAATAAAGTATGGTTCCTGCATGCGCGGGCGATCATAGTTACAATCCGTTATATAAAATGTCATTAACGGAGTTGACGGCATGTCGTTGGCCGAGTTATTTTGTAGTATGGTCTGAGCTTGCCGACTAGAATCACCATAACGTACCGGAACACGCACTAAGGTATCTAGGTTAGAACCTGGGCCTTGCCCGGCTTGATTACCGCCATACTCAACTTCAAAATTACTGAATATACGGGCAAACTGTAATAGAAATCGACGAATTTGTTCATCGTAAAAAAATTGTGCCATTATCGTCCTGGAGGTCTTGGGTTAGGTGGCAAATTGCCACCTTGGTCGCCGTTGTCGGCTTGTATTTCCAATATTTTACTTAGACTTTGACGACTTGGAATATTACCAATATCTGATGTAGGCACAGTATAGGTATTATTGACAAAGCTGGCTCGTTGTGTCAAGGCCTGGCTTGCATAGTCAAGATCGGTTCTTACATTGTCGCTAATGGCCAACCAAGCACGTCCATTGTAACGGAATAATCGATTTGGAAAGTAATCTAAACGCAAACAATAATCTCCCGTGGCAGGATGTGGAGGAAATTGAACACCCGGAGTTACCGGCAGTCCATTTGGTGCATTTGTAGATCCAGTCAAGTAACCATCGGCATAACCAAATCCGGTTGGAGTTTCGTCTAACCCAGGTTCTAGTCCCGAAGTGCGAGGTCCTTCTGAGGTAGTAGTAAGTCCATAACTGCCTGGTTCTCCACCTTCTGTAGGCAATATATAAAATTTTACGTTGTCGTATCCACTGAGTGGAACATCTTCATAGGCCTGCGCCAACAAGGCATCATTGAGTTGTAAGTCTTTGGGCCTGGTTGATTGTTTGTCACCAACCGTGCTGGCAGTGGTAGGAGTCCAATAAAGTTGCCCAGTGGCAGGGTTTACTGCATCGATCGGTGTTCCGGCTGGAACATTGCCGTTGGCTGTGTAGTATGTGCCGCCGTTATTAACAACTGAGCCGTTGGGATAATAATTACCAGGATCCCAAACATTTTCTGGCATGAACGGTTGATTAATAATTTGACTGTATTCTTGAGCATTTACCATTGGCGTGGCTTTAACACGCCACAGGTGCGGCTGCCAGGTTTGGCTAAAGCCTTCAGATGCATAGTTAGCATCTTGAATCACATAATATCTGGCCAGACTTTTAACCAAGGTAGTATCCAAGGGATGATAGTCTCGCAAGTTAGGAACTTCAAGCACATCACCAGACATGAGTTTGCGACCAAATGTGTCAATCATGTCGTTGTAGTGAAATGTAATAAACAGGGTATCACCATTTAAAAACAATCCAAACTGCGTAAGATCAAAATCTATATCCTGGGTGCGATACACACCACGCATGACAAACACATTGGGATCATATACACGATCGCGGTTTTCTAACAGCAATAAATCTTGGATGAACAGGGGATCTGTAGTGGGATAATTTGGTATGGTAGCGTCGTTGTTGCCGTTGTCCTGGCCAGCACCTTGCGGTCCTAGGTATTTGTGAACATACAAATCTAGTCCACCCACGGTGTATTGTTCGCTAATCACGCGATCAAGATACTGATAATCTGAAGTTCTGTTTGGGCGATAAAGGCTTAAACGTGGCATAGTAATGTATTTATGGGCCAGATTGACTAGTAATTCAAAAGCTCGTATAATTACAAAATGGACGAATTATTTCTACGCTTAGATCGGGCCGAACAGGCCATTGCCACGGTGAAAAACAAAGTAGCTCGTAAAGATCTGCTTAAAATGGTAAAAACCATAGATCGATCCATAGTAGCAGCCGATATGGAAAGTGTAGAATGTCGTCGTATGCATAAACAAACATCTCGCTACCAAGAGTTAGTAAAACAAACAGAGGATCTGCTGACCAATCTGGAACAGCATATTACCTTTGCTAGTCTACTAGGTTGACAATACAAAATTTTAATATACAATAAAGACTATGGCTAAATCAAACGAAATCAAAAGACTTAACCCCAAGGGTGCTGAATTCAAATATGTAGGTCCAGAACCCGAATGGCGTGTTCAACCTACCACAGAAAATCGCTTGGGTCTCCTGGCCAAAGCATTTCAATGGTACAACTATCACTATGGCAAAAAAGACGCCAAGGACATGTTGTGTCAATACCTGGAGATTAATCATAGACCCAAGGATGCCAAACTCATGCGTGGCATTCCGGACAGTCAGATTCGCTTGACACCGGCCTGGGCCTGTAGAATGACCTTGATTGGTTTAGAACTTACCGAGCATGAACAGTGTATCGTGGATGAGCAGATTAGCCAAATGCTCAAGGCCAAGCAAGAAGTCAAACGAGCTCAAAGTGCAATTGACGCAGAAGCAGCAGTAGTCAAACTTACAATACAAGATCACCTGCGTGAAAAAATATCTGAGTGCTGTGGCGAACTTGAAGGCATGTTTGATGATTTTGTTGTAGCCGGGGCCAAGATGAGTGCAGACTTCAGCCCAATCAAACTCATGCGTGGTATGAATGTAAGCCCTAATATGGTCGGCACAGTGTCAACTGTATGGGAATTACGCCTGGCCGAATTCAATGAAGTATTAGAAGGTGTTGATGCCGACCTTGTTGAAGGTTACAGCCACTTGACTAAAAATCAATTAAAGCAGTGTGTTAAATTTTGTGAAACAGTAATTAACGATTGTAATAGTTATGTCCAGCTGAAAAAGGTAGAACGCAAACCGCGGGCCAAGAAAGCTGTGAGCCCAGAACGACTCACCCGTGGCTTCAAGTTCATGAGAGAGTTTGACGAACTAAAACTCAAATCCGAACCAGTTACTAAATTAATCAATGCCAGTGAAGCATGGCTGTACGATACAGCAAAACGTAAACTAATTCATGTCATGGCCGACAGTCATATAGGGACCTTTACAGTTAAGGGCAGCACGATTGTAGGATTTGATGCGCAAACAACCGTGCAAAAAACTCTGCGTAAGCCCGCTGAACAAATTAAAGCAGTCACTGGAGGTGGCAAGCCCGCAGCCCGCAAGGCATTTGGAGAAATCAAAGCTACAGAAACTAAGTGGAATGGTCGCGGTAACGATAATTTGATTATACTTTGGGCTTGGTAAAGTGCTAAATACAGAGAACAGGAGTTCTCTTTATGGCATTAGAAAGTCAATCTAGCACTGAAACATTAAAACAAGATCTTATAGATTATGTTCGTCTACAATTGGGCGGTCAGATCATTGATATTGAGCTGGATGCTGAACACTATGAATCTGCATATCAAAAAACATTAGGTGTATATCGCCAACGTGCAGAAAATGCCTACGAAGAAAGTTATAGCTTTTTAGAATTAGTTACCAATGTCAATATCTATGATTTGCCGCAGGAAGTTATTAGTGTGCGCCAAATTTTCCGTAGAACCTTTGGCGACTCAACAGGTCCTTTTGCCAGTAACTTTGATCCATTCAGTCAGGCAAGTTTAAATGTGTATTTGATGAACTTTAACGTAGCAGGTGGCCTTGCTACCTATGATTTCTACTCACAATATGTAGAACAAGCAGGCCGTATGTTTGGTGCCTACATGAACTATACCTGGAATCCAGTAACTAAAAAACTACAGCTGATCCGCGATCCAAAGGGCACAGGTGAGAGTGTGTTATTATGGACTTACAATCTCAAACCAGAATTTAATTTACTAAGTGATTTTCAAGTGCGCCAATGGTTCCGTGACTACATGGTAGCTAACTGTAAATATATCATCGGTGAAGCACGTGAAAAGTTTAGTCAATATGCCGGCCCACAAGGTGGATCGACCCTAAATGGAACCCAGATGAAAACCGAAGGTCAAGCAGGAATGGACAAGTGCTTAGAAGATCTAAAGAATTATGTTGATGCTAGTCAACCAATTACCTGGGTAATTGGTTGACACCCGCTAGACTTTAATCTAAACTTGTGCTATACTCTTAGCATGAGCTCACTAATGATTGACATAGAAGGTTTAGGCACTGGTCCTGACGCGACCATTTTAACCATTGCGGCTCAGAGTTTTGATCCATTCGGCCGGGGCTACTACGATCGGCAATACTATGCCCGTATCACTTTAGAAAGCCAAGAAAACCGCACAGTTCAACAAGACACTATAGATTGGTGGGCTACTCAGCCCGAAGCACAGGCCGAAGCCTTCATGGAAGAAGGCCGCGTGGATCTGGATCAAGCCTTAGATAGTCTTTATAAACTAGCTTGGCAACACAAGTTTATCTGGGCCAATGGTCCCACTTACGACATGAACATTCTCGAGCATGCTTACAAGAGCTATGGCAAGGCCTTGCCTTGGCAGTTCTACAATGTGCGCGATGCCAGAACCATCTACAGTCTGTGGCCCGAACTGCCTAAACCGCCTACTAGCCACCATGCCTTGGAAGATTGTCGCAGGCAAATTGACATGTTACAGGCTACACTGAAACACTTAAACGTAAAGGAAATTAGATGATCATTGGAATTTGTGGACTAATTGGAAGTGGCAAAGATACTATTGCTGACTACTTACAAAACATACATCAATTCCGACGAGAATCATTTGCGCATACACTCAAAGATGCTGTGGCCGCTGTATTTGGGTGGGACCGCGAACTCTTAGAAGGACGCACAAAAGAATCAAGAGCATGGCGCGAACAAGTAGATCCATGGTGGTCGACTCGCTTGAACATGCCACATTTAACTCCGCGTTGGGTCTTACAATACTGGGGAACAGAGGTAGCTCGGAAGAGTTTTCATGATGACATTTGGATTGCCGCATTAGAAAACAAACTAAGAAAAACCACCGACGATATTGTTATTTCTGATTGCCGTTTCACTAACGAAATCAAAGCAATTAAAAACGTTGGCGGAATAGTAATTCGAGTCACTCGAGGACCCGAACCCGAATGGTATAATTTAGCAGAAAAAGTAAATCGAGGACCTGTTAGAAACAGCGAATGGGCGTTAAGTAAAGCTCGGTTGGAAACTTACAACGTCCATGCTAGTGAAACTGCCTGGATCGGCACCGAGTTTGACGCCGTGATTGACAACAACTCAGATGGGCTAGATAACTTATACCGACAAGTTAAAGATCTGGTTCTAGATCTCCAGGGCGCCAAGTCTGATCTGATTTCTTAACTTCTATAGCACAATTTTGACAGATAGTTTTCAAATTACTTAAATTGCTGTTGTTAAGGTTTCCATCAATGTGAACCACTATTAGTTGTGCAGAATATTTGGCTCTAAACCCACAACGATCACAAGAAGCTTTCTTTTTATACCCATCTAACTGCCAACGCATCTTGGGTATTTTTTTATGTTGTGATTTTTTGAGACACTGCATGCAACGACTACGATAATAAACACGGTCATACTTGTAGTAGCAGATTGCTCTGGGCCTTTGCTTACAATCTGGGCAGACAGGTCGGTTCATGCATCTATTTAGTAGTGCGGACCTTTATAAAGGCTGGATTAACGCCGTTCTTTTTGACATAACCGATAAATATCTACATTAACAAAAAGGAATTAGTTATGGCCTTATTATCCCCAGGTGTACAAGTCAGTGTAATTGACCAAAGCAATTACACACCCGCTGCCGCTGGCTCGGTACCATTTATTTTATTAGCAACCGCACAGAACAAGATATCTGGTGCCGGCACTGGAATTGCTCCAGGAACATTGGCCGCTAATGCTAATAAGTTATACATCATGACCAGTCAACGTGATTTGCTGTCTACGTTTGGTGTGCCATTCTTTTACAATACCACAGCTGGAACTCCTATCAATGGATACGAACTCAATGAATACGGTTTATTAGCCGCGTATTCGGCACTTGGCGTAACCAACACCGCTTATGTAATGCGAGCCGACATTGACTTGGCCGCCCTTACTGCAAGTTTAACACGTCCTACAGGTGCTCCTGCCAATGGAACTTATTGGTTTGACACTACAAACAGCACATGGGGAATCACACAGTGGAATCAGACCACTTCTGCATTTACTACCGAAACTCCTATTGTAATTAATGATGCTAGTCAATTATATGATTCTACTGCTGTTCCATTAACATCGGTTGGCAGTATTGGCAATTATGCAGTCACTGCTGCTACTTCTGCCACTCTAGCAAATCCCACCTGGTACAAACGCGGTGGCCCTACATCAGCACAGGCACCAAACTGGCTCCAGGATGGCATGACTCCTGATGAGTTATATAATACTTGGGTATTGGTTGGTAGTAATGAATGGAAAACAGCTTGGCCTACAATCCAGAGTAACAATGCTCCTGTGACATTAACAACAGGTGATGCCATTGACATCAACGGCCAAGTTGTAACAGTCGGTGAGTCTGGCACAGCAAGCACGGTATTGGGTCTTGCTGACGCTATCAATCAAAAGGGTATTCCTGGTGTATATGCTGCCGACATTGGAGGAAAACTCAATTTATACGCTGACGCCGATGCCAGTGGAGACAATCTTACTGTCACAGGTGCTAGCGGAAACGGGGCCACTGTTACACTAACTTTTGCTACTCAAGGAGTAGCTCCTTATCAAATTGGCGACGCAATTGTAGTTTCTGGCATTGACCCAGCAGGTTACAACGGAACTTATACTGTAACAGCCTGCACCACCACTTATGTCAGATATGCCAGCAGTGTCACTGCCTCTTATAATTCCGGTGGACTTATTCGCAGATCCAATGCTGCAACACCCACCACAGGTATAATTTATATTGCTAATGCAAATAATACGCCATTAACCACCTTGGGTATCACACCAGGTGAATACTATGGCCCTCGTTATGTGCATGGTCCTAATTATTCTGCACCAAGATGGCGCACCACCGACACCTACCCAGCTCCTACCGGTAGTGTGTTTCAACAAACCAATCTAGTAAATCAAGGCATGTTGATTGAAATCAAAAAATACAACAGCACGTTGGGCACTTTTGTGCTCCAAAGTTGTCCGGTCTATGATAACGATGCTTATGCGCTGTATGACCTGGATCCAACAGGTGGAGGCACAAATATACCCGCAGGCACTACCTATGCTCAGCCAGATCCCTATGATAATTCTACTGCTGGATTGGTCATATATGAACGTCTTACTACAGGGCCAACAATCGTAACTGGTTCTGTAACAAATCCAGCATTTACAACCGGCTCCACATTTAGCATACGAGCAACACAACCTGGCACGTCTAACTTGACTAACACCGTGGTTGTTACTGTAAACGGAACCAATGTATCTGCTTTTGTTGATGCTGTAAGTGCTGCTAATGTTCCTTATGTATCGGCGCAAGTCAACAGTGCTGGCCAACTAGTGTTTGAACACTCAGCCGGCGGCGATATTAATCTAATAGATGGCACAAATACTCCATTGACTGTTGCTGGTTTCACCACCTCAGTAACAGGAATAAAGCAACGCTATTTTGCCGGAAGTCCTAGCGGGATTATACTCAGTAATTGGGTAGGTTCTCCAACCTTTACCTACACAGCTTCTGCCAGCGCACCGGATACCAATCCAGCTACCGGCACCTACTGGTATTACAGTGATGCTACCCAAGCCGATATCATGATTCAAAACAACGGCGCCTGGATAGGTTATCAAAACTGCACCAACGATGTTCGTGGTTATACTTTGTCGGCCACCAATCCTACTGGCCCAATCTTTAGTGCTACGGCACCCACCACTTGGCCAGATGGAACAAGCCAACTTGTTCTAGGCGATCTATGGATCGACACCAGTGCCGCTGGTTTAGAAAATTATCCGGTGATTAGTCGTTGGCAAACTGTAAATGGACAGGATCAATGGGTGCTGATCGACAATGCAGACCATACCACAATCAATGGTATTTTGTTTGCTGATGCTCGCTGGGCACCAAACGGTGATACAAACCCAATCACTGATCCCATTCCTCCAATTGCTACAGGTTCAACACCACTGATTCGCAGCAACTATTTGGATCTTGATGCTCCAAATCCTTTGCTGTATCCACAGGGAACCTTGTTGTGGAACACACGTAGAAGCGGATTTAATGTGAAATCTTTTGAAGCCAACGCATGGAACGCCACAGACTATCCACCTCCAGCGTCCTTGCCCGCAGTGGCCAGCACATGGAATACAGCAAGTGCCAACCGTGCTGATGGAACTCCAAACATGGGTCGCCATGCACAGCGTTATCTGATTGTCAAGGCCCTGCGAGCAGCTATAGATACCAATACACAAATACGTGAAAATCAAGCACAGTTCAACTTGATTGCTTGCCCACAGTATCCTGAATTGGCACCCAATATGGTATTGCTCAACAATGATCGCGGTGACACTGGCTTCAACGTGGTTGATACTCCGCTACGCTTAACACCTGATGAAGTTGTGGCCTGGGCCGATAACACCGGCGCATACAGTGATTATGGTGCAACTACCAACTTGACATCATTGTATAGTGAAGGCAATTTGGCCGCTGGTGATTCATACTCAGCAACATTTTACCCAAGTTGCACCACAACTGATTTGACAGGAAACACTGTAGTAACAGCACCAAGTCATATGATGTTGCGAACCATTATCCGTAGTGATGCTGTGGCTTATCCATGGTTTGCTCCTGCCGGCTTACGTCGTGGTGTAGTTGATAATGCCCTACAAATTGGTTATTTGAATCCAACCACTGGTAATTTCCAAACATTGGGAGTCAACCAAGGTCTGCGTGATGTATTGTATCAAAACGATATCAATCCAATCACATTTATACCCGGCACAGGCATTGTAAACTTTGGTAATCATACACTACAAGGAACCAACACAGCTCTTGATCGCATCAATGTGGCACGTTTGGTAGCATACCTGCGTGGTCGCTTGGAAATCATTGGCAATCAATACTTGTTTGAACCTAATGATACTATTACTCGTAGTTCAATCCAGACACAAATTACATCATTGATGGTTGATTTGGTTGGTAAACGTGCCCTCTATGACTATCTTGTTGTGTGCGATACCACCAATAACACAGCAGCTACCATTGATGCCAACGAGCTGTATGTGGATATTGCTATCGAGCCTGTTAAAGCAGTTGAGTTCATTTATATACCAATGCGTATACAGAACACAGGAACAATACAGGCTCAGGCAGTGGCTTAATGGGGCAATTAGAGACCATAAATACATATAGATTAGGAAGATAAACAAATGCCAATATCATCATTACAACGGATGTCAGTATACACAGGCGGGTTACCCGGAAGCGATCAAAGTAACTCAAATCAAACTTTGTTAATGCCAAAGTTAAAGTATCGCTTTAGAGTTTACTTCCAAAACTTTGGCTCTGCAGGTGCTAGCGAAACACTAGAACTCACTAGACAAGTTATGGACTTTACTCGTCCCAACGTCACATTTGAAAACATTGATCTACCGGTATACAATAGCACAGTTAAAATTGCTGGAAAATATGCCTGGCAAGATATTACCTGTCAAATTCGCGACGATGCTGGTGGCAATATTTCCAGACTAGTCGGTGAGCAATTACAGAAGCAGTTGGACTTCATGGAAATGAGTAGTGCTCCTGCCGGCATTGACTATAAGTTTTTGACCACTTTCCAAGTGTTAGATGGCGGCAACGGAGCAAACACTCCAGTGCCACTTGAGACCTGGGAACTTTATGGCTGTTACCTGCAGGCAGTTAACTACAATGAAGCTAACTATGGCACCAATGAGCCAATGACAGTTAGTATGACCATTAGATTTGACAATGCTTATCAAGTCGAAACCACTCAGAAAACTGGCACAGCAACAGGTGTTTCTAACCTAGGCTAAGTAGCCTATGGCCAACGAAAATCTCCAACCCTTTCCACCCGGACTACCTCCTAGAGGGTCCGGTCTGCGCGACTATACCCACGCTAGTAAAACCTTTGGCGCCGGCGGCGGGCCGTTCAGTGGTGGCGGATCTTATCAGTATCTTCCAAGAAATAAATTTTTATTTTATGTTTATTTCAATCTCAATACCAATATACCTGCGGTAGCCAATTTTATTTCAGGCGGCAAGTCCAGCGTGATAGGCCTTATGGTCAAGACAGCACAGTTGCCGGGTTATTCGATTGATGTGGGCACAATGAATCAGTATAATCGTAAGCGCTTGATTCAGACCAAAATCAACTACAACCCTTGCCAGATCACGTTTCATGATGACAACAGTGATTTGATTCGCAACATGTGGTATCAATACTATCAATACTACTACAGCGATCCTCAATACAAGTATGGTAACACTCCTAACCAGCAAGGAACACTAGGCGAGATCAGTGGTGCATTGGGTGGGTTCAGTTATACTATCAACGATACCTATGCCGCAGCTAGAGTAAGTCAACACTGGGGACTCAGTGGACAAGGCTATTCAAATCCATCGCTACAGAGTTTGGCCAGCAGTTTGTTGACTGGTCCAGCCAGCAGTGTTGAACCATTCTTTAACGACATAACCATATATGGTATGAGTCAAAAAACCTATGCACAGTATACCATGATCAACCCTTTGATCACCGACTGGACCCATGATACCTATGACTACAGCGCCGGCAATCAAGTGGTCCAGCATGTGATGAGCATACGTTATGAAAATGTCAAATACTACTCAGGAGCTATCGGTGGGGAACAACCCAGTGAACAAATTCCTGGTTTTGCTGATCCCGCACACTACGATACAGAAATCAGTCCAATTGCCAGACCTGGCAGCAACAATCAGGTCATGATCAACGGACAACTACAGACCAGTGCGGCTGGTAACAAACAAGACCTACAGGCCTTGGTCAACACACAAAACACACTGCAGAATGTTGTTGGTGCTGTCAATCAAAGTTTAATTTACTCTGCGGCTGGATTTGCCACAGGAGCACTAGCTGGGTCTGGTTCATTGTTAAATACATTTAATAATCTTGCCCAAGCAGCCACAGGTGCCCAGGGCGCAACTTTCTTAGTAGACAATGCGCCAATTGGGTCGTCATCCAACACTCCTGGTACTGCTACCTACAACAGTGATGGCACAGTCAATGCTAGCGACTTAAATGGTTATCCAGACGGAAGCGGTTAATCATGGGATCAGTTAATACTTACAATTCTAGCATTGATGCTACTGTTCAAATCTATGATAGATTTTATGGCTATCAACAAAATGTCCAGGCAGTGGAATATGATGCTGTCAACAGTTACTTTGAATCGGTTTTTAAAAATCCAGAAGCAGCAACCAATTTTACTGTCAGTCTATTCCGTATAAGTCGCCAGACCAATATACCAGTCATGACCTTGTTACAACAGTTCCAGGGCCTATCAGCTCCGCAACTGACCTTGGCCATGACCTATTATCTCAACAATATTAGAAGCCGTAGCACATTGTTGGGTGTAAATCTCCCAACACAATCTAACTATTATGTAACACGTAACGTTAGGATTTGACAATGACTAAATTTCGTCAAGGCATTTATACTGTTAAAAATCCTAGCAAATACGTGGGCAAAAACACACCCAGATATCGGTCAGGCTGGGAACTTACGTTTATGATGTTTCTGGATAGCAATGACAATAT